TGACAAGATTTTTGTCGATATGACAGGTGTCGGTGCAGGTACTGTGGACCAGTTGCGGCGTATGGGCTTGGGTGACAAGGTTATCGGTGTTAACAGTGCTGCCGCATCGAGCCGCCCTGAGCTTGCCAACAAGCGCATGGAGATGTGGTATGAGATGAAGGAGTGGTTGAAAGAGGGCGGCACCATACCTGACGACAAGAAGTTGCGTGACGACCTGGTGACGCCGTACTACGATTACCACAGGCAATCTGGGAAGATGAAGCTCGAATCGAAGCAGGCTATCAAGCAGGTACGTAAGATGCCGAGCCCTGACAGGGCTGACGCTTTGGCGTTGACTTTTGCGTATCCTGTGAGGAAGCGGTTAGGTCCTCAGGCTGAGAAAGTATTTGTATCAGGCGGCCGATCAAGGTCGATTGGTGGCGGGCCGCGTGCTGTGTTGGTGGAGCAATAAAACATGTGTGGAGGTGTAAGTGATGTGTGGTTTGTTTAGTGCTCCAAGGATGGTTGAACCTGTTCCTCCTCCTATTATTGAAGAGGACAGCGAGCGTGAAGAAGTTGGGAAAGACGCAGAGCGCAGGCGTGCTGCTGCGAGGCGTGGTTTTGAGTCTACGTGGCTGACCAGGGGAAGTCAGACTGGTGTCCCTGGTGGTGGTGGTGCTGCAGCACCGCAACCGCAAAGGCCGGAGACAGTGCTTCGCAGGACTATGGGGGCGTAACAGATGGAACTGCCCGGTGTGACCGACATACAGAAGTACAAGAAAAGACATAAGGCGTTACTGTACAACAGGTCGCATTGGGAGACCATATGGAAGGATTTGTGCAGTTACGTCCTCCCGCAGTATGGGCGTGCATTGTATTCAGGTTTCGAGACAAGGCCGCGTCGTGGCGACGATGATATGGTCACTTCATGGCCTACGATGGCCGCACGTGTAACTGCGGCAGGGCTACAAAGTGGCATGACGTCGAAGTCAAGGCAGTGGTGGCGTGCCAGCCTGCCTGATCCTGAGATGTCAAGATTCCCGGCGATACGCAAGTGGCTCGATGAAGTTACGTACCGTATGACTTTTGTTATGGGGCAGAGTAACTTTTACGAGGGTACGTACGGTGTGTGGAGCCAGGTCCCAACGTATGGTACCGGTGTGACTGTGTTTTTGGAGGACTTTGAGGATGTGATAAGGGCGCATACATTGATGATTGGTGAATATGCTCTTGGTTCTGACTACACATTGCGAAACAACACATTGTACAGGTCTTTTTACATGCGAACGTGGGAGCTGGTCAATACGTTTGGTAAGGAGAACGTATCGAGACAGGTCCGAAATGAGTACGATCGTAATGACACAGAGCAATGGCATCAGGTTATACATGCCATCGAGCCGAACGATGATCGTATTCGTGGAGGCAGAGGCAACAGGAACATGCCATACAGGTCGGTATATTTCGAGGCTGCCGCTTCCGAGGACGATGAAGGTGTCCTTGAAATCAAGGGTTACGAGGAAAAACCTTTTGCTTCGTTCAGATGGGAGCTTGCAGGCAGGGATGATTATGGTTTCGGTCCTGGCTGGGTAGTGCTTCCTGATTGTAAAGAATTGCATGCCACGCAGAGAGACCGTGGCGTAGGCATAGAAAAAGCGGTCAACCCGCCGCTCCAGGCTCCGGTTGCAGACATGGACCGTGCGGTTAACGCCGCTCCTGGTGGTCTGTCGTTTTATTCAAACATGCAGGCTGGTGCCGGTGCGGGGATAAAACCTCTCTATGAGGTAAACCCTGACTTAAATGGCATACAATTGAGTATTGCTGAGCTTAGGGATCTTATAGATCAGGCATATTACAAGGATTTGTTCCTTGCGCTGATGATGAGATCAGGCGGTAGTGCTGAGAAGACAGCAAGAGAAGTTGTGGAAATACAGCAGGAGAAGTTGTTGATGTTGTCTCCTGCTCTTGAGAGAGCGGATGAATACCTCGATGATGCAATTAACAGGATATTTGGCATCATGTTAAGGGGCGGTTTGTTACCGCCGCCTCCCCCGGATATAGAGAACCAGGAGATAACGATTGAATATGTTTCGATCCTTGCGCAGGCTCAGCAGATGATCGAATCTGCGAAGATAGAGCAAGGTTCTGCATTCATAGCACAGCTTTCTGGTATGTATCCTGAGGCTCGGGATATCCTGGATCCTGATGCGATAGGTGAAGGATACCTGTCAGCGATCCAGATACCACAAAGGATGTTGACCGATCCAAGGGTGCGTGAACAGATACGACGAGACAGGGCCGAAGCTGAAAGGCAAGCTGCACAGATGGCTCAGATGCAACAATTGGCAGAACAGGGCAAGACGTTGTCTGAGGCTGATATGAGTGGTCAGAATGCTCTTGGTGCGTTGCTTGAAGGTGCCGCTGGGGGGATTAGATGAGTAAAAACCCCAGAAAATACAAGGTAACTGATGGTGAAGGTGCAGAGGAACAAAGGGAAAGAGCAAGAGTAATCAAGGACATGAGGCTTCGTGACCTTGCGGAGATTGTTTCGACGGAGCCAGGCAGGAGGTGGGTATTCTCGATCATTGAGCGATGTCATATTTTCCACCCTGTAATGACGGGCAACAGTTATACGTTTTTCAACGATGGCATGCGCCAGGTTGGTTTGATGATAGTTGAAGAGCTTGCAGGTGTGGACAGGGATTTATTTGGCAAGATGTTTGCGGAATCATTCAAATGGAAAGAAGAGGTAGAGGAAATTCTTTACGGGAAGGAGGAAGAAGATAATGGCTGAAGAGCTTAACGTCAATCCCGAGGCACAGGCTGACACTGAACCCTCGGAAAAAGACGAGAAAGCTACAGAAACAACCGAAGTCAAACCTGAAGAAGGTAATGGTGAACCTGAAATCAAGAAGGGTGAACCTGAAGCCAAGGAAGGCGAGCCGGAGGTACCTGAATCATACGAGTTTCCTGAAGATCTTGAGCTTACTGAAGAGGAAAAAGCTGAATACAATACTCTTTTGAAAAAACACAAGGCTACCCAGGAGGCTGCTAACGATGTAATTGAACTTCTCAAAAAGCAAGGTAAGGCTATTAAGGAAGCAAGCATCAATGCTTGGTATGATCAGGTAAAAAAGTGGGGTAAAGAGGCTGAGAACCACGAGGAATATGGCGGAGCGAAGTTTGAGGAAAACCTAAGGTCTGTCATTACTCCGGTTCTCAACAAGTTCGGAGACGAGCAGTTGATCAAGGAGCTCGACCAGACCGGTTTTGGAAACAACCCTAGGCTCTTGGCTTTTCTGTACCGTGTAGGTAAAGAAATTGGTATAGAAGCTGGTTTTGCCGAGGGTAAACAAGGGTCTGGCGATGAAGAAAATATCCTGAAAACTCTCTATCCGACGATGTTCAAGGATAACAAATGATAATTTTAGGGGGTGTAGAAATTGGCAACCATGGGAACGAACGTCCCTACATTGCTTGATTGGGCGAGGCGACTTGACCCGAAGGGTAAAATTGACACTGTAGTTAATCTGCTTGCAGAAACTAACCAGATTCTCGAAGACATGGTGTGGCTTGAGGGGAACCTTCCCACAGGGCACAGTACTACCGTAGCTACCGGTATACCCGAACCTACGTGGAGAACACTGTATAAAGGTGTCCAGCCCACAAAGGGTACTACCAAGCAGGTAGTTGATACGTGTGGCATGCTTGAAGCGAGGCCGCATATCGATATTGACCTTGCCAAGCTGAACGGTAATTCTGCTGAATGGAGGCTTTCCGAGGAGAGGCTCCACATCGAAGGTATGAACCAGGAGATGGCGCATACGCTATTCTATGGTGATACCAGAGATGAGCCTGAAAAATTCATGGGTCTCCATCCCAGGTTCTCAAGTCTGTCGGCAGAAAATGGTAGTCAGATTATCGATGCAGGCGGAGAGGGTAACGACAATACATCTATCTGGCTTGTAGTCTGGGGTCCTAACACTGCTCACGGGATCTTCCCCAAAGGCTCCAAGGCTGGAATGCAGATTACTGACAACGGTAAACAGACTATAACTGATGAACAAGGTGGCAGGTACGATGTGCTTGAATCTCACTATAAGTGGGATTGTGGTTTGTCAGTACGTGACTGGAGGTATATTGTACGTATTGCTAACATCGACGTTTCTAATTTGATGACATTTAACTCTTCAGCAGATGCTTCGGCAAACCTGATCAGACTATTGATTCAGGCTGTTGAGATACCTCCTGAGGTGAACCTTGGTCGACCGGTTATTTACTGTAACAAGACCATTAGAACGTGGCTCAGGATACAGATGAACGAGAAATCCAACGTCCATCTGTCGCTTGACGAAGTAGCCGGTAAGAAGGTTCTTACGTTTGACGGGATCCCTGTCAGACGTTGTGACAAGATCCTGAATACCGAATCGGTAGTTAGCTGATAGGGGGTGTAGAAATTGATACTCGATAGCAATTTGATTCTGAGTGATGCGCAGGCTCCTAGGACAGTCGCTACACATGTTTCAGAAAACGTTATAGATACTGTCAAAGTTGGAGATGCGATCAATGAGCTCTATTTTGTAGCCATGGTAGAGACAGCGTGTGGATCTAGTGGGTTAGCTACAGTTACGGTCGAGATGATCACAAGTGATGAAGAAGATCTTAGTGATCCTGACGTCCTTTGGTCGTCTGGTGCTGTGGCAGTTGCTGATCTGGTCGACCAATACTGTTTTGGTATCGTCAGACTGCCTAAACCGGAAAAAGTCAAGAGGTATCTTGGAGCGCAGATTATAATTGGCACTGCTGCTTTGACTGCCGGAGCGTTTGATATTTTCTTGACCGATAATCCTCAGACCAACATCAGCGGGTAGGTGATGCCTTGTGTTGTATGAGGTTATCACTGATTGTCTGGACTTGAACCTGAAGTTTCGCAAAAAAGGGGAGCGGGTGAATGTTCCTGACGGGCAACCTGTCCCCAAATGGTTCAAGCCTGTAGGCAAGGTTGAAGAAGTGCAAAGCCTTGAACAGGTTCAGGAAGTGCAAAGCCTTGAACAAGTTCAGGAAGTGCAAAACTCTGTTGAAGATGATCCAAGGGTTGAGTACAAAACCTTGATGGCGATGAACAAAGATGAACTTCTTGAGCTTGCCGGTAAGGAAGGTGTTGATATCCCTGTAGGTGTTACCAAGGCTGAAATAGTAAGGCTAATCAGGACCTACAGACAACGAAACAAGGTCACCAGGAGATGAGGGGGGCTATGCCCCCCTCACACTAAGAAGGTGGGATTATGGGCGCAACCAGATTACAGATATGGAACCTGGCTTTAGCAAAGGCAGGTATATCAAGACAGCTTGTTGATGACAAGGTACTAGATTCCCCATTGGCTCAAACGCTGCATAATATTTATGAGCCAACGTTGTTTGCTTTTCTGGAAGATCATTCATGGAGCTTTGCCAAAAGGACAGTCCCGCTGGTATTATCAGATTACAAACATATCAAGTGGGAATATTGTTATGAGTATCCGGATGATTGCTTGTCTATTCGTTTAGTTACCTCTGCAGCATCTGTCCATTCAAGAGATGAGATCCCCGTTGTGTATGAGATTATCACTGATGAAAATACCGGCAGGCTTCTGATAGGTACCAATGAAGCCGAGGCTTATGCCATATACACTACAAATAACTTAAGGGAGGAAGCATTTCCTTCTACATTTGTACAGGCTTTTGCTACACGGCTAGCTGCTGAACTGGCTATGGCTCATGCAGGTGACAGGGGTAAGCATCTTGATTTGCTGGAGATTTCCATGCAAATGGGCGAAGGGTCCAAGGAGAACAATGCCAATGAGGCAATACATGTTATAGGAGATTTCGATAGCAAATACAGGAGGGCCAGGTATTAATGGCACGTCAAATGGGATCATCTCCTGCATCTGGCACGTTCAAAACACATCAGGTTGCAATGGTAGGCGGCGAAGTAGCCCCTGCGTTGTGGTACAGGTCTGACCTTGAAAAGATAAAGGTAGCCCTTGCCAAGTGTCGTAACTTTATTCCTTTTGCACATGGTGGTGCGAGCTTCAGACCTGGAACATGGTATGTCGCTGAAGTAAAAGATTCAGCCAAGGCCACACTTTTGCCAATGAGCTTCACAAGTGAGTCATCTATACATATAGAGACAGGTGATAGATATATGAGGTTTTTTGTAGATGGTAAGCCTGTCATGAGCGGTTCGTCACCATATGAAATTGTAACACAGTATACATCAAACGATCTTGATAATATCCGGTTTGTTCAGTCGGCAGATGTAATGTACCTGGTTGATGGTAATAAAAAACCAAAACAATTGAGACGCTATGCAAACAACAACTGGACAATATCAGATCTTGATTTCAAGAATGGCCCATTTATGAAAGAAAACGATACTGATGATACTTTGACAATATCTTCATATAATGGCTCTACTGGTAAGATTGGCGATATTGTTACGGTTACAGCTTCTTCTGATATGTTTGTCCCAGAAGATGTAGGTAGATTGATAAACATAAGGTATACAATGGAAGCCAAGCGTATATCACGTGGAACTATAGATCCAAATGGAGCAGGGGTTATAGGTGGTCCTTGGGATGTAGATGGTCAATTCGAGATTACAGGAACATTTGGTGGTGTAAATGATTCTACAATGAATTCAACTATTGATATCGAATATTCAATAGATGGAGGTACTACATGGCAGGTTTTTGACAGTTTTTTGAATATGAATA